AAGATAGAAAATTATTTAAACAACGAAGAACTATCAAAACAAGCTGTGCTACCTGTCGCATTGTTTGTTACTATGAAATCTGAACTTGATAATATAAATAATATTAGAATACAAGAAGGCGGCCTATACAGCGACAAACTTGGTGTTGCAGGTCGTGTAGATTGTATCGCCGAATACAAAGGCAAAATATCTGTAATAGATTTCAAGACTTCTACAAAAGAGAAGAAAGAAGCGTGGGTAGAAAATTATTTTATACAAGGTTCTGCCTATTGTGAAATGTATGAAGAAAGATTCTTACAACCAATAGAACAAGTTGTAATCTTAATCGTAACCGAAGACGGTGCTGTTCAAACATTCATCAAAGATAAAAAAGATTATTTACCTTTACTAAAAACGGCGATTAAGGAATTCAATGAAAAAAACAATTAAACATATACTAGCATTAACAATAATATTCATAACACTATTAATTATAGGTATAATTTATTCAATAACAAATACAGCAAAAGCAGATCAGCATCCTATGTTCCCACCAGGAACAATGAAACAAACAATGTCGCCCATATTTTGTGGTAGTGCACCAGATGTCTATGGTCATGCAACAAATACATTTAAGCAAATACCTATAGCATGGGCAGATGTAAAATCAAAAGGTGATCCAAACACACCAGCAATAGCATGGGTATCTTTTTGGTATAGTGAAGAAACAGATTCAGGTTCAATGTTCTTAACAGTTGTAGAGAACGGAGAAACTTGTTTAATGGGTTACGGTATGCAGTGGAAGTTTGACACAGACGCTCTACTTGATATCGTTAATAAATCTTTTGATGAAGGTAATGAGAGTACACAGTAGGGACCAGGGTGCGATACCCTGCGCCTCCACCAATCCTAAATAGACCTTTAAGGGGGCGAAATAGGATCGACCATTGTGAGAAATCGTACTGGAGAAAGGTAGTCGGAAGACTTAAAATTTAATAAACGCAAATGAAAATAACTTTGCATTAGCAGCCTAGGTTGCTTGGGGTTTGCCAGTGCCTCGCAACAGAAACTGGCACCAAAGGAGAGTATATTATGTTTGAAGTAATTGAAATTTTACTACCCATAGGTATATTAGTTATGTGTGCCTATGCAATCGGTTATATGTCTGGTTCAGACGCCGCAAGAGAAATCTATAATCCCACAGTTAGAAAGAATGATTTGAAGTAATGACCTTATTTCATGACGTTCATTTTTGTTTTGGCAATGGTAATTCAAGAAAAGGATTAGACGTTGACAAATTCAAAAAGAAGGGAACAGTAGTCGGGTGTAATGCGATCTATCGTGATTTTACACCCGATATACTTGTCGCCCTAGATTCAAGAATGAATCATGAGGTTTATAGATCAGGTTATGCCTTTGAAAATATTTGTTATCTAGGTTACTGGACACCAATACCTAGTCAAGTTGCTGAAACTATGTTGATGACACAGAAAGGTAGAGTTGATGTGGAGTTCAAAGGTTGTGATGAGGCTGTGTATCACGGTGCTGATGGTGTATTTACTTTCATACAAGGACTTGGTAAAAATCCAGGTATCACTTACGTTACAGGCACAAAAAAAGATTATGTTTATAATATAGAACCAGAAGTAGATGGTTTTGCTTATGCAACAGGTTCAAGATCAATACTTCTTTCATGTGAAATAGGTGCAAAAGAAATATATATTATTGGTCATGACCTATATTCTAAAGATAATAAGATAAATAATGTATATGCAGGCACCGATTGTTATGCTTCAAAAGACGCTGATTTGGCAAGACCTGATAATCCTAATGAAATATATAACTGGATAAAACAACATAAAAATACATTTGATAAATTCAAAGATATAAAATTTTACAAAGTTAATCCTGAAGATGAAGTGATTAATGTTAGAGTAGAAGAATGGAAAGATTGTGATAACCTAGATTACATAACACTTCAAGAGCTTGACAATAAATTTAAATTATAGTATAATAAAGTAAATGATAATTACACCTAATAAATTTGCATTACTAATCGAAGATATGGTTAAGAACAAAAGAATGAGTTATATGGATGCCATCATAAAATATTGTTCAGAAAATGGTATTGATCCTAGTAATACAAAGGGTTTAATTAACAAAACACTAAAAGAAAAAATAGCATATGAGGCACAAGGGTTGAATATGTTAAAAGAAAAAACAGCAAAGTTACCAATATAGGAGACGTTATGATAGAGATAGTTATAGCAGCATATGCCATCACAATAGTGGGTGGTATATTATTACAGGCAGCAGGAGTACAATAATGACAAGAGGGTATGTCGTTGATTATCACACATTTAAATTTAGATATGGTGATGATAATGAGAAAGGCGGTTGTACTTTTCTAGGCGGATCTTGGGAGGATGTAGTAAGTGGCGATTTATTTAGAGATAAAAAAATAGTTATGTTCAGTTTGCCTGGTGCATTTACACCAACTTGCTCAAGTGAACAACTACCAGCATATGATGAAGCATATGATAAATTTAAAGCATTAGGTGTTGATGATGTTTATTGTATATCAGTAAATGACGCCTTTGTTATGAACGCATGGGCAAGAGATTTAAAAATTAAAAACTTAAAAATGATACCTGATGGTGATGGTGTATTTACAGGCACAATGGGTATGTTAGTCAATAAACCTAAACAAGGTTTTGGTATGAGAAGTTGGCGATACTCAGCACTCATAGATAATCTTAAAATTATAAAATTTAATCAAGAAGCAGGTCTGAATAATTTTTCAAGTGATGATGATCCTTATGAGGTGTCAGATCCTGAAACAATGCTAAAATACTTAGAAGAAGAATATTATAGTTAGTGAATGGTTTTGAAGTATATAAAATCTATCTGGCAGTCAAACTCCACTTCACAAGTAAAGCAAGGTCTTATGACTTTCATAAGCACCTCGGTAGAACAACTGCAAGACTGGAGACCTTTACTAAAAGAAGGGATAGGTATTTCTTTCATAAGTTGTCTAAATCTTATAACAATAACACTATTGTTGATTACTTCGTTAGCAATTTTGTTACTAATACTAATTTATGGGTTGGCGACATCATTGGCAAAACCGGTGACGATAATTACAAAGTCTGGTCAAAAAAGATAGAGGCACTACATTATTATTATGAACAAGACATTGATTATATTTTAGAACAAGATTATAAGTTTGATGATTTATTTAAATCAGTAAATGGTCAACATCCGCCTATTCTCAAAATGTTTTTGTCTAAAAAGATTAACTTTGAAACTGTTTTGATACTTGATGAAATATTATCATTTACAAAACAACTAAATAAAAATATAAGTGAGAAAGTATTGTGGCCAAAACTATATGATAGAATGATTAGATACAGAGCATTTCTAAATTATAACTTGACAAAATACAAAATGACTTTGAAAAGGAAATTAAAATTATGAACAAAGAAGAAAACTTTATATTAGCTTTTCAAATTAATAATGATGAGTTATTAGATGGTCTTATTAACTATCATAAAAACAATAACGAGTACAAATATAAAAGTGAAGAAGTTACACACAGCGCAGAATCTAAAGCATCGACCGATGTTAATATACACATAGGTTCTAATAATGAACTTATTAAAACTTACACAAACTATCTTACAAGTGGTCTAAAAGCATATAGTCAAAAGTACGAACACTTTAATCCTGAGTTATGTATTCAAGAGGGTTTTAACATACAGCATTATGGTCCTGGACAAGGATACAAACAATGGCATAATGAAAGAGGTGAATATCAAACACATCAAAGAGCACTAGTCTTTATGACATATTTAAATGATGTGCCTGATGGTGGAGGAACAGAATTTGTATATTATCCAGAGTTAAAAATAAAAGCAAAAAAAGGTTTAAGTTTATTATGGCCTACTGATTTTACACACACTCATAGAGGTATAGTTTCGCAACATGAAAAATATATTATTACAGGTTGGTTTCATCATCTTGGTGTTGTAGAAACTAAAGCCACTATAATGGATAAAATGAGAAGGAGTAAATGATGAGCAAAGAAATTGAAGTTGTGGATATTGAAACAAAAAAAGTAGAAGAAACAAAACAAAACACGCAAGATAGTAAACAAGTAAAAATACAAGTATTAACACTTGGTGAAATAGTTGTCAAGTTTGAAATGCCACAAAATTTTATTGATGAAATTAATAATGTATTTGATGAAAAAGAACAAACAACAGTAGACTGGAGTACCCAACTAGCAGGTAAAATCAAAAAAGAAAAACTAGTCAACCATTTGTTGAGAGATGAAATCAAGGGCACATTCTTAATGTGTTTTCGAGAATACATGAGTAGATCAGGTTCAGTGTTAGTAAAAACACATCAACTTGCCTTAGATAATGCCTGGATAAATGATATGTATGCTACTGAATATAATCCTGCTCACTTTCATGCAAGTAAAAATAGTTTAGTAGGTCTATCATCTGTATTGTTTTTAAAAACACCAGATTCATATGGGCCAGAAATAACAAATCATCATGAACCTGCAAATGGTCATTTAGAATTTATAGGCGGTGCTCAACACTCTCTATCAATGTCGCAAATTAGATTGAGTCCTAAAGTTGGCGATTTCTTTGTATTTCCATATACGTTAGTTCATGGTGTTTATCCATTTTATG